TTGCAAACCTATTAATTGACGTAGTTACATTATTTTCTAAATCTCCATAGTCGCTTGCTTGACTATAATTTTTTATATTTAAAGTTGTCCGGTGTCTAAATTCTCCTGGGTTCATATTACCAACTATAATTTTTATATTGTGTGATTATTGATTTATACCCAAGTGGCAATTCATTAACACGTAAAAAACTAACTGGGCTTCTATTGTCGTAGTAATGCTGTATAAGCATAAGCATTGCTATTCTCAAAGGTTTAATGTTGTCTGTTTCCGGTACTAAAGTATATTTAACTTTAATAGCATCTAATCGATCATATAAATTAAATGTATTAATAAATTCAATTTTGATCAAACCCATATTTTCTACAACTCTATAATCAGTGTCTTCTGTTAAAGTTGTTAAAACGTTTGAACCATTATAATATTGAACTGCTATTTTATCAGCTGACGTAGTTACAATTTTACCAAAATATTTTAAAGTTAAAAAATTAGATCTTACCGGTATTGAATTATCTATCCTACCCCAAAACCTAAATTTTTCAACAAATGATTGTTTTACTACAACTTGAGCTGTATCACGTAAAACCTGAATTCTGGCAATTTCAATTAATTGATCAATGTAATTATCATCTTCAGTAAAATCTACTTTTAAATAGTCTTTTGCTTCTTGTCGGCTGATTAATTCAGTCCCAGTAAAATTAGTTAATTCAGCGTTTCTCATTTGTTTAAATAAAAAAAGGGGCAGGAATAAACCTACCCCCTTATGATTAAAATGCTTATAATTAAGCTACTACGTATTTAGTTAAAGAAGCTGCGTTAGCTGTAGTGTGTGCAGCTTTTCCGTCAACCAATGAAACAATAACCAAACGTGATAAACCTTTGTGAGCGTCTGTATATCTATCTGATATAACATCTAAACCACCAAACGTTGCTAAATGTACATCTGAGAAGTCACCAAATAACATTGACTCATCTAATAACGTTGCACCAACTTGTCCAAGTTGAGAAGTAACGTGATAAGGGTATCCATTAGCTTGTTTTTGTGCAAAATCAGCAAACGCAGAAACAAAATCTACACCAGCTTCGCCTTTGATAGCTGCTAATGCTCCTGGATTGAATATATAACTAAAACGCCCAGATGCTGGGTTGAAATTTTTAGTTAAAATGTTGTTCTCAGCATTAAATAATATTTCTTTTGTTACAGCACCGGCTGTTCCAGGTGTTCCATCAGCAGTATAAAATATACTGTCCGGTCCATTAGTTGTACTAGCACCACCAGATAATAAAGCACCTTCCCAAGCAGCTGAAATTGATCGAGCCATATTTCGTTGTAAAGCTGCTTCAGCAGAGTTATTTTGTGTCATCATTTCAGCTGACATTTGAACAACAGAAATTAATTTGTGTGGTTGCAATGTAATTGAATTAATTGAACCTGCAGCTGCTTGTCCATCTACTGGATCAGTACCTGCTTCATTAACAAAACCAGAATCTATTCCAGATATGATTGGAAATTTTCTGTCAGCTGATATACCTGAATAAAAATTTGCTCCTGCTTGAACTAAAACTGAATTGGCTTGTAATTGATCAATAAAAGATCCCGTGTCAGTTGAGTTAACTTGAGCTGCAGCTGCTGGTAAAGCAGTACGTTGTTCTAATACAATTGAAGGAATACCTACTCCACGAAATAAACGAGTTTTGTTTTCGTTTGTTGCTTCGCTGTGCATTTCACGAACTAAACCTTCCATTTGACCGGAATAAGCAGCTTGAGCTGCAGCTGTAAAGCTAAAGCGTTTTAAATCTTTATCGGTTTTACCAACATTTTGCACGCCCATTGTAACTGGCACTACAGGAGTTTTAGATAATTGCATAGATCGTTCTAAACGTTCAACTCGTTGAGTCATATCATTAGCAGTCTTTTCTGCTTCGTTCCACGCGTTTGTTTCATCTGTTGTAAGATTTCTATCTTCAGATTCTGCGTTTTCGATTAAATTTTGCATAGATGCTAAGGCTTCGTTTTTAGCATCTCGAAGTTGTTTTATTGTTTTCTTCACTTTTTTAATTTTAAAAGTTTGTATTTTAATTTATTTAAATTGGTGTTCTGTGGCTTTTCTGATCGATATAAATTTAATGATCTTACAGCTGCAGTTGTTTCATTGTATGCCGGCCTAGTTACCAAGCTAACATCAATTAGCCTTTTAACTTCCTTGACTTCACGAACAAAACCACGTTCACTTTCTTCCCATTTATCTCTATCTACATAAAACCCAAAACTCATTTTTGATATATCTCCCCGTTCCATTAGTTCGATTGTATCATTTGCTTGTTGTGTGTTTGGCATTCTAATTTCTGAAACTAAACCACGTTCATCAACTGACAGTTTTAAAGTTCCGGAAGTGGTTCTACCAAACACTATATTATTATCGTGATTTAATAAAGCAACCACATCGTTATTTAACACATTATCAAAGGCTGATCTGTTTATTTTTTCTTTAAACCCACCTAAATCTTCTGATAAGCTATCGAATACAGCTGCATAACCTCGTACAATCACACCATCTTTGGTACGTTCTGCTCGTAATTCAGCACAATCAAATTGTCTTGTTTCTAAATTATTCTTCTGTTTCATCTATTACAATTTTTTCTTTTTTAACCTTTGGTTCCTTAGGTTTGTCTTTTGTGTTCAACATATTCATTGGTACATAATGAGCGTTACCATTTTTAATGTTGTTTAAATTTTCTCTTTCTCTTATTTCATTTGGAGAGATAGCACCAACTGAGAATAATTTGGCATAATATTCTGATCGTGATTTAGAATCTCCTCTCAATAATGCGTTTGTATTAAATTCAAAATAAGTTAATTGTTTTTGAGATTCTGAAATTAATTTTTTGTCCAATTCTTGTTCAATTTTCATTAAAATTGGATCAATACAATATTGTACAAATTCAATAGATTGTGCTTCAATGTTTGAAAAAGTTGCTCTTTCAAGATCACCAAGCAAATGTGGTGGTACCCTAAAAATTCTACTTATTTCCAATATACTAAATTTACGTGTAGATAAAAATTGTGCTTCATCAGGTCGTAATTGAATAGGTTTGTAATCCATTCCTTCCTCTAAGACGGCTGTCTTAAACGTTCCAGCATAACCGGTGTGATACGTATTTTGCCATTGTGAAGATAATGCTTGCATAGCATCAGATCCAAGTTGTCCTGGGTGCTTTAATACACCAGAAATTTTACCACCAGATTCAAAGAAATTTTTACCATACGTTTGTGCTGATATACCAAGCGCTATATTATCACGAGCATACGCTAACCTTGATTGACCAATAAATCCATCCAAAGTCATATCTGGAATATGTAATATATCTGAAGCATCGTATTCTTCTTTATTCCGGACTACATAAGTAACCCTTGAATTATTAACTTTAATCACTACATCGTCTGGGTGGATAAATATTAATGCTTCACATTCTCCGAGTTTATCACGTTGTATAAAAGCATAACAATTTCCATACAACATTAAAGAAGTGATCATAACATCAAAAAAAACGTATTTAGTTTGATTTGGGTTAGGTTCTTTATGGATTAAATATTGTAATTTACTATTTTTATTTACTTCTCGACCATCTGCACTTTTAATATAATAATTTAATGGTAATTGAGCTATTGTTTCTGATATAACACGAACAGCTGCAAACACAGCAGAAAATGTAAGTGCTGTATCTGGAGTAACTAAAACCTGCTTTGGGTCTAAATTCAAGCCCATTCTATAATTTACATAATTACGTTGATCAAGTTGTTTTGTTGTATTGTTTCTTTTGAGAAAATCAAAAAATGCCATTAGTTATTCTTTTTTTGCAATTTATAATTTATTTTTGTATAATCAAACACCTATTAAATAGTAAAAAAACCTTTATTATCTCGTGTATATTTACTAACCACCGGTGCTTCAGAAAATATTTCTTCTCCTATGGCCATACACATTGCCATTATAGTATCAATTTTGTCTGAACTTTTTGCTTTATTTGGTTTAATATTTCCTGCAGGATCAATTTCTAATTGTACGTTTGAAAATTGCCACCTTATCAAAGGATCATTAAAATATATTAAATCTTGTGTCAAGACTTTTGCTTCAATTTCTTTAGCAGCTGGGCTTAATGATTTATAGCCCATACCAAACGCTGACATTTTAACACCATTTTCAATACATTCAATAACTAATTGTGAGGAATTCCATCTATCAAATGCTATGGATTGGACTTTGTATTTTTCGTAAACTTCAAAAATTTTGGCTTTAACGTAATTATAATCTGTAACGTTACCTGGCGTAACTTCGAGATGATCAGCCCATTCCATATAATTTACTCCATCTTTACCTCCAGACCTACCTTCAAATTTATCTTCAGGAATAAAAGTCCAATGTTTAAAAATTATCTTTTCACCAATACGCCAGCATAATACCAAAGAAGTTAAATCACGAACTGAAGCTAAATCTAATCCACCATAGCAAGGTGTATTTAAAAGCATTTCTTCATTTATTGTACCATTACAATTGACTACATCTAGATCATTGATCCAGCGAGTTTCTGAGGTAGTCCATTGATTTAAATGTAGCCTACGAAATATGTTCTCGTAACTCGGTTGATTGGCAGCTTTTAATGCTTCACGTTTCATATATTCTTGTTTTAAAGAAACACCTAAACCTGGGTTTGCTTTAGCCCAAGTTTGTGGGTCTTGTATATCGTCTTCGTGATCAGCTTCAAATATTACTGGTAAAAATTGTTCATCAATTATAATTCCATCTCTAACATCACACGCATAAGAGTACATTTTATAGCAAGGAGAATATTTATCAAAACCAGCTGTAGTAATAGCTATTGCCATTGGTTGCTTTCGAGCTCCGGTGCTTGTTTCTAATACTTGCCAAAGGTTTTCTGTACCATCGTCTTTCATTCCGTGAAGCTCATCGTATATAAAACCAGCAGAATTAAACCCGTGTTTGGTTGCAGTATCACGTGAAATAGCTTTATAAAATGATCCTTGCGAATTGTAAACAATGCTTTTTTTAAATATATCTACATATTGATTTAATTTTGGGTTGTTTTCAATCATAGATTTAGCACACTCGAATACCAAAGAAGCTTGATCCCTGTCATTAGCTGCCGAATAATATTCTCCACCAAATTCTTGATCTATGTATAATAAAGTTAAAATTATAGCTGCAGCTAATGTAGATTTACCATTTTTACGTGGTAGAAATATAAAACTTGTTCTAAATTTACGTGTACCATCTTCATTTTTCCAACCAAATAATGGTTTTATAATTTGATCTTTTTGATATTCCTGTAATATAAAAGGCGTTTTAGCAAGTTCTCCTTTTGTGTGTGTAAGGTATGTTTCTATGAATTTTACAGCATTATTTCCAGCTTTTTCATCGTAGTAATAACTCATAATTTGAATGTATTGTCTATTATTTCTGGTTGAGAAATTCTGGTTCTTGCTGAAGGAGTTAGTCCAAATTGGCAAGCAATTTTTAATGCTTTATTTAAACTATCATTAGCAATTCTTTGTTCTGGTTTTAAATTTCGTTTTGTTAATTGTCCATCTTCATTAAAAAATTCATCAATTCTACCACCGGTTTTTAATTTGTTTTCCATTTCAAAATACAAGCCCATTTCATTAGCATAAGCTGTAACTAATGCAAGATCGACTAAATGAAGCATTTTTTTACTAAATAACTCGGCACAAATTATAGAATATTCTCGTTCTCCGTATTCAGATAAATTATATGGTGGGTCTGGAATATTTGCTAAATTAGCAACTTGCATCTCATTTGGGTTTATTCTGCAAGGCTGATCAGTTCCAGCCATTTCTTTGAGTCTAGTCGGCTTCTTTGGTCGCCCTTTTGCCATAGTTCTTTGGTTTTTAAAGACTTAAGTCTTCGTTAGTAAACATCTCAATTTTGCACGAGCACACAAACTTTTAGCCGGCATCGTCA